TTAGAGGCGACAGCGGTCGGGGTAGGGGTAACGCCTGATTTCAGGCTGGTGTTACCGCCCAGCAAAATCATTTCTTCGGCGACCATAGTCGCTTGAAGAGTTTGGGCAACCGCCAACGCTTTCACGTCCTCAAAGCCACGCGCAGCGTAGTCAGCTTCAAAGGTTACTTGGTTTTCCAAGCCAATGGCGCGGAATTGCGCGTTACGCTCAACGATTTCATGGTTGATGACGCCGCCGCGCTTGCCTTCGCTGATACCCGCGCGTTGATTGCCGACGTTGATATTAGTTATGGCTTTCCAGTTAGAGCCGATGGTGCGACCGCCGCCCACGCGGGGGATACGGTTACGCAACGGGGTCAATACCGGATAGAGTTTTTGAGACGGCGCGGAAAGGTCATAGGTTTGCAGACCAGTTGTGAAACTGGTCGGCTGAGTAAAACCTTTATTCAGCGGCTCGCCGCCTGCTTGTGCTGATTTCATCAGTTCAAGCGTTTCTTGAGTGATTTGATTCACGTTCATTTAAAGCTCCTGAAAATAAAAAAACCGCCTGTAAGCGGTGTTACAGACGGCCTGTTTGTTTTGCTTTAATGAGTGTTGCCACATCATCAAGCGAACCGTCATTCTTCACAATCGGCTGAAAACCGTTCAGCGGGTCTTCGCCGTTATCTTCTGCCTTGCCGATGGCTTTGGTGCTGCCTTTCGGCGGGGCTGCCTGTTTCTTCAGGCTTTCGATTTCCGCCTGCGCTTTGGCAAGTGCGTCATTCGATTTTTTCAGCGCGTCTTGTGCTTTCGCCAATTCGTCCACTGATTCGGCTTTAGCAAGGTCGTCTGATTTATCGGCTTTTGCTGCCAGACCATCGACCAGCTTGTCGGCTTCGCTTATCGTCAAAGCTTTCAACGATTCGGCGAGGCTGCCTGCTGATTCTTTGATTTGCGTGATAACGGCTTCGTCGACGTCAACGTAGGCAGCGTCATCAACCAGCCATTTCAGCGACATCAATACATCAGCCAGTGATTTGACTTGGTACATTGATTTAGCGACCGGCTCGTCTTTCGGTTTTTCGGCTTTAGCCAAGACCGCTTTCAGGATGGCGATTTCAGATTCAGATAAATTCACGCTTGCCGATTTTTCAGCGTCGTCCTTTTTGTCGTCTTCTTTGTCGTCGACCGTATCGCCGTCTGCTTTTTCAGCATCATCAGCGGGCGTTTCGTCAGTCTTCTCGATTGGCTTGTCGCCTTTATCCGCTGCTTCTTCGCCGTCTTTGGGTTTATCCGCTTTAAAGCAGGTAAACACCGCGTCAGGATTGGCAGGGCGATCAACAAGGCTGATTTCGGTCAGCTTCAAGCCCGTAATTTGCGACTTGTTCAATTCATCGCGGGCGGTAACGCCGCCGCCGATTGAAAAGCCTTTGTAGACGCCTTTTTTGACTTTCGTAACCGCAACAGGGTCAACGATATGCGCCCCAAAGAACGTGCGCCCGTCGTCTTCGACATTGATTTCGATAGCCGTTCCCGCCGCGTTTGAACCGTGCATTTCACGCACCGCGCCAAACTTCATGTAATCGGGAATAGCCGCTTTCATTGCTTGTGCCGTGATGACTTCGCCGTCTGAATCGACCGCCTCACTTGAGGCATAGCCCCAAACTTTGACAGTACCGTCGTCCTGCGCTTCCATCTTGGCGATTTCTGCGTATAACTTTGCCATTCTGTACTCCAAAAAAAGCCGCCCCCCGTAAAGAGAGCGGCAAACCCAACACTACCCCAGTAAAATCAAACTTTCGGCATATCTTCTGCCAAAACAGGGACGACCGTGCATCTGCAATTAGGGTGCGCCGGCGGTGTCATGCCGCCATGTGCGAAATGCTCATGCAGACCAATCACCCCCATCTTGCCGTTCGTATTGCAAATTTCGGAAACCTTGTCATCTTCGGCGGTTATCCACCGTTTTCCGGCAACAAGCCCTGTTTCTTCCCAGCCTATCAGGTTGCCCATGCCGTCTGCCATCGCCGTCTCAGTTCGGGCAATGGTGCGGGCGCGGGTATTGCTAAAGGCGTGGGATTCTTTCAGACGGCCTGCCAACTCTTGCACGCTGTCGCCGTTTTGCATGGCTTCAACCACTTGGGCGCGTATCATTTCGCGCGTCCCTTCAGTGATTTGCCACTCGGCGGCAGGATTTTGGATAAGCTCGCCGCCCACCCACTTCATGCCGACCATTTCGGCGGCGCGGTCATGCGCCCATTTGACGGCACGGCTGCGAATGTTCGTGACCATACCGACAGCGGGGTCAGGCATAACCTGCAATAAAGCGGCAACCGCCCCATCTTCCGCCGCGCGTCTGATTATCGGCTCGACCACATCGGATAAGCCGTCCCAGTCGCCAAAATCCAAACCGTCGGTAATGATTCCCGCCACTCGGTTCAGTTCTGCGGTCAGGTCTTCAGCCTGCCAGTCAACAGCAGCACCAGCAATCAGCGCGGCGATTTGTTCCGCCAAGCCGTCCACGCGCGTCAGCAAATAAGCCTCAATAAGCGCGGCGGCTTCGTCTTCGCTCATCGGGCTTTCCGACTTTCCCAGTTTTTCAGCCTCTTGGTTAGGCTGCTCTTTGGGCTGTTCGCCGTCTTGCTGGTTCGGCTCAGGCTGAACCTGCTCCGGTAACGGCTCCTTGCCCAGTTCGGCGCGGATTTCGTCAGCGGTCAGAATGCCTGCGTTTTTGTAGATGGCGTAAATTTCTGCCTGCTCTTTCGGGTTGAGTGATTCCTCTTCCTGCCAAACAAACTCATACGCCGCCATATCCATGTAACGGGCAAGTACGTCATCAATCAGGGATTTTACCCAGTTCTTCAGACTACTCATGCCGTCCGAAAGTGACTGCTCACGGCTCGTCTCTGCCACGCTGCGATTTACCTGTGCCACAAATGGCGTAGGCTCGACGCTAAACGCAAAGCAGACGACACGGGCAAGCCATTCGTCGTAAACGTCTTTCAACGGCGGCTGCTTCGTCTCTTTAAAGTTTCGGGATAATTCGCCCGGCACGAAACGCAGCTTGCGCCGCTCCGCCGTCTCGCCTGACAACAACAAATCCCAATACTCCTGAAATCGTTGAATATCGTCAGCCGGCCACGTTTCAGGCACACCGACCAAAGCATCGGGAACGCTGCCCGCCGTGTAGTATTCCAGCGCGTGAATCTGCCGTTTTAAGGCGATGTTCACGGTCATAATGATTTGCTCAACAGGCGAATAACCATAAACCTTGTAGCTTCGGTTATTGCGCGAGCGGTAAACCAACTCGTCTGCCGTGTAGTCGACCGCCGCCATGCCGTGCAAGATTTGCTGATACGCCGTTTCGGGCGGGGCGGGCAGGCGACCTGTGTTGTCCAGTACACGCTTAATCGTCGCGCCATCTATCACTTCAAGGGCGTACAAGTCGCCGCCCAGTGTTTCGCGTGGGTAGATGCACGGTGCGTCAATGACGAATAGGTCTTCCAGCAAGATGCGCAACCAATCCGACCATGTATGCTCTTTGTCAGGCGACTGGAAAAACGCAATCGCTTCATCGACCTTTCGGTCTTTGCGTTGTGATTCGTTGCTTGCCGTTGACGCAACATCGCGCTTTTGGATTGTCCATTTCAGGCATTCCATCTGGTCTTTGCGCTTTTCGATAACCAGACGCAATACATCGTAGTTATCGGCAAGGGCGCGTAATTGTGCAAAGCCTATTGCCTCACGTTCGCGCGGCTTTGAATGCCCTACGTTGTAAAACGGCTCGTAGTCAAACCGCCGACCCTGCGCATTTTGGGCAACAGGGGCTAAAGGCTCGCCCGCGTCCATCCAAGCATCCGCGTTGCCCGTAAAGGCATAACGGACACCGGCGGCAACACGGGCAATAAAGCCTTGTGATAATGGTGTCTTTTTACTCATTTGCTTTTCTCGACCTGCGACCGCAGGAAATCAATCATGCCCGTACGGGTGTCCAGTAACTCGCCAAATGCACGGCTTAAACAGTCGATTTGGTCGTCATGCTGACCGTTCGGGAACATCCGCATTTCAGCGATAAGCGCGTCTGTATCCCATGTGCCGTCATCCAACACCATCACATTACCGATGTTGACCTGTGCGGCGAACGGTTCAGCGCGCGTAACCTTATCGCCCGATTCAGGACTGGCAGAAACGGAAAAACCCGCCAACTGACGGGTTAGATACAGGGTTTGCGATTTGCCGGCCTGACCGGGGTCTTGCGGGATAGACACTTTCGTTTTCACGCCGTCTTTTTGCGCCGTGTTTTTCAAAATCCTATCCCGCTCGTCCGCGCCATACTGACCGCGCACGATGTTTGCGATGATGTACCGCCCATCTTCAGTAACGCCAAGCCTGCCGCCTGCCGTGTAGTCGCCGTCGTTTGCAGTGGACGCCAAGTCCCATCCGCGCACCCATCGGATATTACCGGCGGGCAGGGCTTTCACAAATTGCAAGTTGTCGGGCTTGAACGTACCGCCATCGGGCGGGGCAGGGCGTTGCAGATATTGCCCGGCAAACACATACGGCGCGGCTTGTTCCATTCGTCGCAATGTTTCAATATCGTGCTTTTCAGGCCACAACGCCGAGCCGTCGTCTTGTATGGCGGATAAGCACAAATGCTCCCACTCTTCGCCGTTACCGCCGTCAAGCAGCCAGCCTGCAACATCTTTTTCGTGCAGCCTTTGCATAATCACGACAATGGGCGTTTCAGGGCTGTTTTTCCGTGATTCCAGCGTGTTTTGGAACCAGTCGATGACGTTTTGCCGTCTGACCTCGCTTCGTGCTTCATCTGCCTTATGGAGGTCGTCGAGTATCAGTGCGCCTCCGAAACCGTCTCGATGCTTACCCGCACCAAAACCTGTAATCGTACCGCCCGTACCTGTCGCATACATCACACCGCCGGCAGTCGTCTTCCAGTGATGGCTGCTTTCGCTCTCAAGTTCCACGCCGGGGAATATCGCCCGGTATTCTTCGTGCTGTAACAGGTTTCGGATTTGCACTGAGTTATTGACGGCCAACGTCGCTGAATAGCTCGCATGGATAAACTCGCTATCAGGCGCACGACCCATCGCCCATGCGATAAAGTTCACAACCGCGATTTCCGTTTTCGAGTAGCGCGGCGGAATGTTGATAATCAGCCGCTTTGTTTCGCCGTTGAAAACACGCATCAACGCAGAACATATCAACTCATGATGCTTTGCCTGCGTCCACTGATAACCGCGCCGCTCACGAAACATCCAGCGCGTGAATGTGTACAAATCGCGCCAGCAAAAATCACGAATGACCGATATTTCTTTTTCATCAAATTGCTGCAATGCCATTTTATTTCAAATTCCATTGGAAGATTAATCAAAAATGGCATTCTAGCCGTCTATAGGATTAGCATTTTATGCTAAATCTTTCGCAAAACGTCTTCAGCTATCTTGCGATATTCTTCCGCGTCTATCCGTACTGTCGGCGTCATACTGCCATCGCTCGATTTAACGTCAAGCTCCGATTTATCGCTCCATTTCCCACGTTGGCGATTCTTCAGCCAAAAAATAGCAGCAGGCGTGTCAGGCGGATAATATTTCGTTAGCGGGGTTTGGATAATTTCCCCGCCAACTACCCGAATATCTACGTCAGGGGCTTCATAGCCCATAGCACGCTGATACAGTCGGTCAGCGACATTTGCGTCCGCCAACATCTTTCCTTTTTTTACGGACTCCAAAAATTCGGGAAATTCGTTTTTCCAGTTATTAATTGTCGATACTTCGACATTAAAAAAATCAGCCATGTCCTCATCTGTCGCGCCTAATAAACACAACTTCTGCGCCTGTGTAGCATACTCAGGCTTGTACTTCGTCGGACGCCCGATAGGGCGTTTTTCTTTCTCGCTCATATCGAACCTCACAGAAAAAAGAAAGCAGCCCAATTCCGACCCTAATCAGAATTTAGACGGCAAGGAGTGTAAACACAGCAACATAAAAGGGATAGCCCCATACCGATAACACGGCAGGGGCTATGTGCAAGAACCGCTTTACAGCCTGTCATGGCAGGCGACCGTCAGGCCGGGCAAACGCGTCTCACTTGCTCCGCGTTCTGTTATCTTTATGCCTGAATCACAGGCTATCTCGAAATGCAAAAAACCGCCCTATAAAGGCGGTTTATATAGCTATTTCCAAACTATAGCATAATTCTAACAAAAAGGTAACATCGCGTCAACAGGTTAGAATATTTTCATATTAGAAATTTTTTCAGTCTCCACGCCGTAACTGATTTGGTCACCGCGCACAATAAACGCATAGTCCTTGAAGCCGGTATATCCGCCATGTTGATTTTTTGCATTGATACGCGCGTTGAAGATATACCCAAAGTAGAACATCCGCGTAACACAACTCCCCATTGATGGGTCAGTTTTCGTGCAAACTGCAATCCAACCTTTACGCGCCGGCGTTGTATCGACGCTGCGGATATTCGCAGACTCAGGGTCAACAAGATTATCAACCGCCCATTCTTTGATTGCTTTCTCAAACTGGCTAGGCGGCATCGGGCTTGGATACGTTGCGGCGGCCAACTGTTGCGGGCTTGGCTCAATCGCTGCCGCGCAACCTGCCAAACCAGCGGCGACAACGGCAGCAAGAATCAGATTCTTCATTTTTCATCCTTTTTTGTGTAGTAATGTGGGTTATGAGATTATGCCACATTGTTTAAACTCGTCATAGAGTTTCAGATAAGCCGATGTTTCAATACACGCCAAAATCACACGGACTTTTTGGAACTGTCGCCATAATGTCATTTTATTAATATCGTATTTATCCATGATGGCGGTTTTCTTTGGCTGCTCCGTGAACAGATTAGACAATATCGCATCACACAGTAACAGATTCACGCCGTTGTTTTGCTCCTCGATGTATGCCGTCAGGTCGATAATACCGCTTAAATCCGCACTGTATTTACACTCTACCGCCGCCAACTCGTAGCGGTTCAATATGCGCTCAATACGGCTGATAATCATCGCGGCGTTCGCGTGGGTTTCGGCCTGCGTCAAATCCCCACCGCCGCCCATCACGCCCTTGCTTTCGCACCATGCGCAGACGGACGCCGTGTTGTTTAACGGCTCCATTCGCACACCTTGAATTTTATAAACATCCCGTAAGACTTGTTCCACGTTTCTGTACATCTACATACTCCAACTGATTTTAAATTCGTTCGCCGCCCATGACTGGATATTGTTTTGATACTCTGTCATCTCGGCCACATTCAGCCTTGTAGTGCTGATGGGCGTTTTAAGCTCGCTTCCGTCCGGCATGGCCTTTAACTCAAATCCCAGAAAGTAGCCTTTGCAATACTCGTGCCACGTTTCCGCGCTGTACCGCCTGCCATTGACCCACGCCTTATCTGCTAATTCCCCATAAATCGCCCAAAGCCTTTTGTTCTGCTCATGGCTTCGCTTGGCTTTGTAAGGTCGGATCGTGATTTCTAAATCCCCATTCTTAACCCAGTTTTTAAGCTCGTTAGTAAACAGTGTTACGATGTTGCCCGCGTTATCGGCGGTTGCTTTGAATTTCTGACTATTCATCCTCTAATAATCCCCGAACCTGTTGCAATAACTCTCGCTCCGTTCCGTACAGGCTCTCAAACGTTCGCGGCGCGGCGTGAAAGGCTATCCCCACTCCACCAGTCCGATGATGGGCAGGGCATAGCGGTATCGTCTCAAAATGGCTGTTTCTCCGCCCTATCCCTGCTCCGTTTCGGATATGGTGCACCTCTGCCGGTATGTTGTACCGCCCGCTGTTACGGCAGACGATACAACCGAGAGAGGCCACGCGCTCAAGGTGCTTCTTTTCCTCTTTGGTTTGGCTCATTCCAACTCCTCAACCTTTACCACCAGCCCCCCACCTGCAACCGGCTCACTACCATACTCGGCAACAATACGCCTGACCTGATTGTCGTTTTCGTAGGCGACACCCTGTAACGCGTCCAAACAGACTTTTAGGCAGTTGTCCAAATCCAAGCAGACTTTGCTCGCTGACCCGTCCTTGTTCGCCTTTGGGATTAACTGCACCGTCAGGCTTACCGTCTTGCCGGTCGGCTTGATACCGTTTTCAGCGGCGATGGCGGCAACCCGCGCCTTGTATGCCACCGCCTCCTTGCTGACGATTTGACGGTTACGGAACGTCCGCCAATATCGATTTGTACTGATGGGGTAGGGTAAACTCAAAACTACCATGCTATCCCCAATTCTTCATGCGCCCGCATTGCCGCTTTAACATCCCAGTAGGCGTGGCTTAAAAGCGGAAATGCCTGATTTGCCATTCGCGCCGCTTCGCGCATAGACAAAATTCTATTCGGCTCGTTAACACCTTGTTCAGCCTTTAATAACGCTTCCTTGGCTTTCTTTGCCCTGTAATAGGCTTTGTTTTCTTCGCTCCTGCATTGCTTGCAAACAGATTCATAGGGGCGGCTACCGTCAGCACGCAAAACGCGTCTAAGCGGGAACCCATCCAAAGGCTTTTCTTCGCCGCACCTGGTACATTTTTTAGTCGTCATCGCGTTCAATCCTCCGACCAAACTCATCAAGCGGCGCGCGGGATGCGGCGTGAATAACAACACCAAGCACCGCGCCAAAAGCCATTGCAAGACCTAACCACTCAATCCAATTCATTTTTCACTTTCCTTTCGTCGCCATTTTTCAAAAATTTCACTTCGTTTTGCCATCGTCGCCGCCGGTGCGGCTTCAAATCCTTTCAGATGACAGCCATGCCCGCCGTGGTAATACGTCGCCCTTTCTTCGGCATTTCGCGCCTTGCTGCACTTCGCAAAACCGCGCAGTTCGGTTTCCGAAAGTGCCTTGAAGTCCGCATGGACGCAGTGGTAACAGGTTTCACGCACGATAACTCCCCCAGTCAAACGGTATTAATTTCCCACCGCCATCACGCAGCCTATCCCTGATACGCGCATCAACGTTTTGCCTAAACTCTTCAGGGGACAGATTGGTTAACACCAGCGTCGGCATAAGCCGCTCATATCGCCCGTTGATGACCGAAAACAAAATCCGACCATCCGTCTCAGACAGGTTGCCCGCGCCAAATTCATCCAACACCAGTAAGTCGGGTTTCACAAACACGCCGACCGCCTCTTTTTCGCTGCCGCCGTTAAAGCTGTCTTTGACCGTCTGCAACATATCGCCTACCGTGATGACAATCGCGCTTTTCCCATCGCCGATGATTTTGTGGGCGATACCGCAGGCGAGATGGTTTTTCCCTGTGCCGCGCTTACCCGAAAAAATCATGTTCCGACCGGTCTGCAAAACATCCTCGAAGTTTTCCGCATAGTCGGCGGCGGCGGCTTTTGCCCTTGCCATTCCCGGTACCGAATCATCGACGGCATAATTTTCAATTTGGCAATTTTTAAACCGTTCTGCAATGCCTGATCGCCCGATTCGTTTGGACAGTTCGTCGCGTTTCGCTTCGCGGCGCAGCGTTTCCGCATATGCTGCCATCTCGTCCGCCGCTTTCAGTTTTTGACAGACAGGGCAGCCGGTCCACACGCCGCGGAAAATGCTTTTTGACGTGTATTCGCCATGCTCGGCGCATTGCCGTTGTTCGGTTTTTGCGCCGCCGTAGCTTTTCAAAAAATCAGATGCGCTTTTCAAAGCCATTTCCAAAACCCCTAAAAATCAGTCGTCGGCGCGTCGCCGTAGTTTTTGTTGTCCATCACATCGGCGGTTTGATTGTGTGTCATGCCGCCATGATTCCCAGACCTGCCGAAAGTTTTATTTTTCAGCCATTCGGCGCGGAAACTACCCCAGCCGTTGCCGATGGCGTATTCAACCGCTTGCGCTGCCGTCATCCCGCATTTCTCCGCGTCCGATGCAATTAGGCGCATAGCTGTTTCTGTCAGCGGCTGCCGTTTTGCTTTGCGGATTGTCAAAAAGTCTTCAGCGATTTGTCCGGCAATTCCATGTTCTGCCAACAGTGCCAAATCGGCTTCGTGTTTGGTCGGTTTTTTCGCCGTCTCCTCGCGCGCTGTATTAATATCTACGTTAGTAGATATTTGTTTTTTGTTTTTTGTATTTATGTGACCCCCCTTTTTTGGGGGTGGTCCACCCCCCATTTTCGGGGGTGGTGTTACCCCTTTTTTTGGGGGTACCCCGTTTTCAGGGGGTACTCCATTTTTCGGGGGTGGTGTTACCCCTTTTTTGGGGTCTGAAATTAAAAAATATTCGTTCGGTAATCCGATTCTGCTTTGCTTGCCAATCAGTCCCAAATCGACCAATTCATTAATGGCTTTCTGAACCGTTTCTTCTTTCTTGATACCCGTGTATTTTTGAATCTGCGAAATTGATAGGCTGTCATGCGTTTTCTGCCAGCCTCTTGTTTTCCGAACGATCAGGATGTAGCATTTAAGGGCGTTCCCGCTCATTTGCGACAGGTATTCATCGATAACCGCATTTGCGATCTGAAAACTGTTTGGGATAAATTCGTTCATGGTTCGATTCCTGACCTTGCTATCGAGTAATGGGCAACCGGATTTTTACAGTTGCCGACCTTGAATTTAGGCTTGTTGAAAACAAAGCCCCTGTTTTCCAAGTCGATAATCCGAGAACATAACTGCGTGATATTCAAATGTTTTGCCGCTTCCAAAGATGTGATGTGTCCATTTAAGCGGATATATTCAATAATCCGCTTGCATTGCGTTTGCTTTTGGTTCATAATTCCCTTTCGTCTGCCTGAATCGTTTCCTCGCAATTCAGGGGAATTGCCCGCCTCGTGCGGGCTTTTCTTTTGGTTATTCACTTTTTTCGCTGCTTTTTTGTCAATTCAGGCCAAATCTTTTCCCAATCATCAGGGAACATCTCTTGCCGTGTTACTTCGCCTTTTGTTGCCTGTTCAATCAGTGCTGCCGACTGAACAGGAACACTTCTAACGCCTCGTGCGATCTGATTGATGAATGCCGGTGAAATCCCCGTTTTTTTTGCTAGGTAAGATTGATTCCCGCGAATGGCGCAATATTCAATTAAGTTCATATTTCAACCTTGCTATATTCAATGTAGCAATAGTATAGCAAAGCTATTTTCAAAACGCAAGCAAAATAGTAGCATTGTTATATATAGCGTTGCTTTATAATTTAAAACGTTGATTTAGCTGGGAGTAAAGAAATGAGCAGACTTGATAATCTGAAAAACTTAATTGAAAGCCGGTTCAACGGCAGTCAGGCTGAATTTGCCCGCGCTATTGGGAAAGCACCGGCGCAGGTAAACCAGTGGGTAAATGGCTATCGGAATATAGGCAATGGCGCGGCGGCACAAATTGAAGATGCTTTGTCATTGCCGCGCGGGTGGTTAGATGGCAAAGAGGAATTTAGACAGCCTGAATCAAACGCTACCGTAATTGGTACGTTGGACGTTTGGGACAGCAAGACGCCGTTATCGGCTGATGATTGTGAAGTCCCGTTCTACAAGGACGTGCATTTATCGGCGGGGAATGGATTTTCAGACGACATCGAGGACTACAACGGCTATAAACTGCGTTTCTCGAAATCAACGCTTAGGCGGCACGGAATCAATCCCGCCGATGTGGTTTGTGTTTGTGCTGACGGCGACAGCATGGAGCCGGTATTCCCCGACGGCGCAACACTCGGCATCAACACCGCAGACAAGGTCATCAAGGACGGAAAAATCTACGCTGTCAATCATGGCGGGCTGTTGCGAACAAAAATACTGCAAAAGCTGCCTGACAATAAAATCCGTATAAAAAGCTACAATTCCGAAGCCTACCCAGATGAAGAAGCCGACGCAGATGAAATGAACATCATCGGTCGTGTGTTTTGGTGGAGTGTTTTAGCTTAATTTAAGTGCAAATCATCATTATAAAACAACATTTTATGGTAAAATAAGAGTTTAAAAATGACTAAATTTAATTGCGATATGACACACCAGCTTGCCGTATTTTCTCCTCAGTCAACAGTAACCTTTGACAGCTTTGCCCAGTCCGATGAAAACACCTTTTGGTATGCTTCAGACTTGGCAATGATGCTTGGCTACAATGATATGCAGGCCATTCTAAAAGCAATCAACCGCGCCCATTCCGTATGTTTTCAGCTGGATATTCCGATCACTGAAAACTTTATTCAGACGGCCTCACAAAATTGCGACAATGATATTAAATTGACACGATTTGCCTGTTACTTAACCGTGATGAATGGGAATATCAGTAATCCGCGCGTAGCGGCGGCGCAAGCCTATTTTGCCAAGCTGGCGGAAGAAATTAACGCGACATTCCGCGATGCGGACGATGTAAACCGCGTTTTCTTGCGCGGCGATATTACCGACCGCGAAAAGACATTAAACCACCTTGCCCACAGACACGGCGTAGAAGAATATGGCTTATTCCAAAATGCCGGTTATCGCGGCTTGTACAACATGAACATAAACAAGCTGAAAAACTACAAGGGCGTAGGCGACCTGAAAGGCTCATTACTGGACTTTATGAACCCTGTCGAATTGGCGGCCAATACGTTCAGAATCACTCAGACAGAGGAAAAGATACGCAATCAGAACATACGCGGACAAAAGCCACTGGAACGAGCCGCCGAAGAAGTTGGACGGTCAGTCCGTAATGTGATGATTCAAACGTCCGGCACATTACCGGAAGACCTCAAATTGTCTGATGAAAAGATTAACAAGGTTAGAACCGGAATTAAGCAGACAAAACGCGCCCTTGAGAAACACGACAAAAACCTAAATAAAGACAAGTAATCACACCAAGCCCGCCTCGTGCGGGCTTTCTTTTTGCCCAATTTGTGAGAATACGTCAAAATCTTTACACACAAATACACACTTGAATTTGACAATCAATAGAATGGTGTGTATTATTACACACATGGCAGACGTGCCATGTTTTGAGCGTAGGAGATATAATTGAATAGTCTAGACATTATCGCCCTACTCAAACAGGATGGTTGGTATAAAGTTGCACAATCTGGGAGCCATTCGCAATACAAGCACCCAACAAAAAAAGGTCGTGTAACAGTGCCACATCCAAAAAAAGACTTGCCGATAGGTACGGTAAAAAATATCTTTAAGCAAGCCGGTTTGAAGTAAAGGCAAGCAGCGGGGAAACCCGCTGCCATTCTTCTAACCAAATAATCAAGGGTATCTCACGCCCCAATCACCCAACACGAGAATACATGAAATGAAAAAAGGATGAAAAATGTTTATCCCTGCCGCTTTGCACAAAGACAGTCATTCGGCATATGGCGTAACCATTCCTGACTTACCGGGCTGCTTCTCTTATGGTGACACTATTGAAGAAGCAATCTCAAATGCCCGTTCTGCCGCCTATATGCACATTGATGGCATGATTGAAGACGGAGAGTTTAAAAATCTTTCCGTAAGCAGTATTGCCGATTTAAGCCAAGAGTCTGATTATGATGGAGCAACATGGGTAATGATTGAAATCGACCCAGCCAAAATCAGCCAACAGCAAATTAGGTTTAATGTTAGCTGGCCGCAGTATCTACTTGATAGAGTAGATGAATACACTTCGGCAAATCATGAGACCCGTAGTGGTTTTTTGGCAAAAGCTGCTTTAATCGCCATGAATCAGACATAATCCCCTAGAAATAGAAAGCCCGCGTAATGCGGGCTTTTTTCATATCCCAAACATGAAATCAACAAGCTGACTTCCTGAAATCAGCACGGTATTACAGGAAATCAGCACGGTACTACCTTGACAGCCGCCGATTTAGGGCGGCTTTTTTTCGCCTTGTTCGAGGCAGTTCAAATCAGTTCAAACTAAATTCTTTTTAAAATCAATATATAGCAAAAAATATAGCAAATTAGATTAGCATTGCTATTTACATTATATTTAGCTTTGCTATAATAACCCCATCGAAACAAAACAGACAGCTAAACAAAGTCTGATACGGTTTCAACGCTCTTTAAAAATTTGGAAAGCCAAGCAGCCGCTTTGAAAGACAGGCGGCTTAATCAAGGGCTTGGGCGAGCTACCGCCAACGCGGAGGCACAAACCGACTACACACGGCAGGGCAACGGCACGCGGAAACGGAAAGCCCCGACCCCTTGATTAAGACAACGACGCGAGGAAACAAGCATGGGCAACATAAACAAACCCTTGATTGACATCAAGGTACACGCGCCACACTTGGCGCAATGGGTCAAAGGCGAATTTGACGATAAGGTCGAAGCAGGTTTTCCAGCTTCCCAGCTTTACAGAGACACCATCGAAACGATTGCTTTTATAGGCGGGAAACTGGGACTGGCAACAGAAAAAGCCATGTTTTATTACTTCAGCGACGGTACGAAACTGAAAATCACATCGCCGCTGCCAATCAAATGCGAGGTCATCGAATGATGTGCGAACCGATTACATCCGATTGGGGGATGGCGGGCGAGGACGCAGCCTACACGAGAGCGCAGGCAATCAGCGAGGCGAAGCAAGAAGCGTTTGCCGCACTGGAAGACGACATCGAATATCTCGTCATGAAAACAGCGTTTGAGTACCGCGAAGCCCTTAAAGAGTGCCAAGACGAAACCCCGCGCCAGTGGGAATACAGAATGAATCTTCGAGATGAAGCCGCGTGGATCAGCAACAGCATGATGGAAGTAATGGAAGCCGCTATCGAGGACGACCATTACTACACACGAATCGAAAATCTCGATTTTTACGCAGACCGATTTATCGAGCAGGAAAAGGTTAACGCCGCCTGACGCGGCAAAGAATACCCATGAAGTGGAATAGAGTAGGCAGACCGTAAGTCGTGAGTGGGGACGCCGGCGGGGGTTTTATTGAAATGTTTTCCCACCGCCCTAAACCACGACAATGCGCGGGCAGCGACTCCTTAAGCAGCCGCGGCGCAGGTTGGACGAAGAAACAGCCAAGCCCGCCGATTGTTGAGATAAGCAGTAATCGGCGGGCAATCCCAAACCATCATGAATCAGCGAGGAAACAACCATGAAATACACAGCAATCATCATCGCTTCGGCGGCAGTAGCTTTTTGCGTGCAGGCATACGCCAAAGCGCAGGCATACGCAGACTACACAACCGATGCCGCCTTTATCGACGTGGACGCCTTAGACGACCCATATGAAGACATCCGCGAAGACATCGTCAAACAAGCGATGCGCGAAGCCGAAGAAGCGACACGGTTGCGCGCGGACGAAATCGAGAAACTTTATCAATCTTTACCGCCACTGGAAAAAGTGCGCGGCGATGCGGAGGTTAAATAAAATGCAAGTATTTAATATAGATAAAAATTTGTTGAAAGCAGCGGCATATGCGACAGAAACAGATGACCCAAGACCGATTAACGGGGTCTTTCTTGACAAAGAAGAAGGAAAAATCAAGGCGACTAACGGGCATATTTATTGCGTAATCAACGAAGAAAAAATTAAAGATATTCCCCAAAGCATAATGATTCCGACCGACTGGATTAAATACGTAGTCAAAAAAACGGACAAAAACTTCCCGTTTATCAGCATCTGTTTTGAAGATGGAGAGTTTTCAATTCTGGACTTCAAGAAAAAGATGTTTAAAACAAGTTTCCCGAACGATAAAAGCGTTACAAATATCAACCTGGAAGATTTAAAACAGGTTGATATTAAGAATGAAAGTATGAAACTTGCTATTCGTTACATAAAAAAACTTGGAAAAATTCAAAAGGCTTTAGGTTTACATCTCCCTATGTTCTACCCTGTTTACCTTTCAAACAAAATTAATGAAACAGAATTTAAGGCGTTTAAGTTTGAGTTCTTGAATTGCCAAGTTTATATCATGCCGTTAAAGCCTGATACGGATTATGAATAAAGGATTCCAAAATGAACCATCAACCATACGGACTGGCCGGTAGCCTGTCGGCAAAAGTAAAAGGCTTTATGGGCTTACCGCGCAGCCCAAACGTAGTCATGCGAAAAGTTATAAGCGGGTATCAAGTCGGAACTATGCCCGACGGCTACAACGACCCCGCACCCCGACTCAGAAAATGGAAGCGGCCGCAGTTGGAGAATGTTCAGTTTTTCAGAGAAGAATCTGACGCGCGGGCTTATGCAGATAAGTTGCTTGCAGGGGCGTAAAGATGACGATTATTGATGGCATGAGCAATGCCGATTATCACAGCCATGCAGCAGTCAGCAAGACGCAGTTAGACCAGCTTGCCAAAAGCCCCGCGCATTACAAATACGCGCGGGAATCGGAAACCGAAAGCACACAGGCGATGATTTTCGGTAGCGCGTTCCACGACTATATCTTGCTACCTGAAGTGTTTGCCGAATCTTACGCGGTCTTGCCCGATGACTTCGACGGGCGCACCAAAGACGGCAAAGCGCAATTGGCAGAGATTGCGGAAAGCGGAAAGACGATTCTGAAAGCCGAATGGGTAGAGCAAATCAAAGGCATGGCAGCAGCCATCCAAGCGCACCCAAAGGCGTCGGCATTGTTGAGCAGTGGCAAGCCCGAACAGTCTGTCTTTTGGCAAGACGAAGAAACTGGCATTGCTTGCCGTTGCCGACCTGACTTTTGGAATAGCAGCGGAATCATCGTTGACCTGAAGTCAACGGAGGACGCAAGCCCGCACGGTTTCGCACGGTCGGTCGCCAATTACCGCTATCACGTTCAGGACGCCTTTTACAGCAACGGCATTTATCAGGCGACAGGGGAATATCCAAAAGGTTTTATCTTCATCGCCGTTGAGAAAAAAGCACCGTTCGCCGTCGCCTGCTACACATTGGACGACGAAGCGAAAGAGCGCGGACATGAGTTGTTCCGCAGGGATTTAAGGACGCTTGCCGAATGTATCAAGGCAAATACATTCCACGCATACAGCGAAAACATCGAGCCGTTATCTTTACCGGCTTGGGCATACTACGACAAGGATTAAAAAAATGAATCAAATGGTAAGAAACCCGTTTCAAAAGGATGCAGTTTCTGAAGCGTTGCCAAACGCGATGACCGAAGTCAAAGCGCAACGCGAAGCCAGTGAAATCCAAGCGATGGTATTCATGGCTAAACAGTTCCCGCGCAATCAGATTCAGGCAGCCGACCGCATTATCAATGCCTGCACACGCCAAACGTTGGCAGATTCGGCGGTTTACAGTTACCCGCGCGGTGGTCAAAACATCGAAGGCCCATCTATCAGGCTGGCTGAAGTCTTGGCGCAAAACTGGGGGAACCTCGATTTTGGCATCCGTGAATTGTCACAGGAAAACGGCGTGTCAACAGTCGAAGCCTACGCTTGGGACTTGGAAACCAACGTCCGACAAGCAAAGGTTTTTCAGGTCGTACATAAACGTGTATCAAAGGGCGGAGCGAAAACACTTACCGACCCGCGCGACATCTACGAGATGGTGGCGAATCAGGGTAGTCGCCGATTACGCGCCTGCATCTTGAGCGTGATTCCTGGCGATATTGTGGAGGCGGCTTTGTCGCAATGCTCCATCACACAGGCGGTCAGTGTTGGGAAAACTCCTGAAGAGGTTCAAGAAACAATACGCAAAATGGTGGCCGTAATGAGTAAGTTTGGCATTACTACCGAAAACATCCAAGACCGTTACCAATGCCGCATTGAAGCCATCCGACCCGCGCAGATTGTTGAATTACGGAAAATCCATACAAGCCTAAAAGACGGCATGAGCAAGCCGTCTGACTGGTTCGCCATCCAAGAAGTCAAGAAGTCGGACGCGCAGGATTTGAACGCAATGGTCGAAGCGCAGCCCGTAGAGAAAACCGAGCCTGAACCAGTGGAAGCACCCAAGCCCACGCCGACGGAAGAACAGTTCGCGGCATTGGTTGAGGCGGTGTCAACAGGCGTGAAAGAGGTCGCCGAAGTATTAGAAACCTACAACCTGACCGACGAGCAAAAGGCAGAAATCAACGCACCGTGAGGAGCCGTCATGTTTGCAGTGTTTGGCAAAAGCCGTCCCGAAGAAGAGAAACGGCGGCGGCTTGTATATGACAAAAATCAATCGAAGTGGTACGAGGATACCCGCAAATGGAAGCGGTTAAGCAACGCCCGCTACCAAATCAGCCCTGAGTATTCAACCATCGAGACCGCCGAAGAGTTTATCAGGCTTCGGCTGGGAATCCCGACATCCACATAGTCGGAATCAGACAGGCGCAGGAAGTGAATGGGAAGACCGTTTGGAAGCCTGTCAAAACAGTTTTAAAAGGAAGCAAAAATGCTGAATAAAGTGATTTTAATCGGGCGTCTCGGTCGAGACCCTGAATAAGAGGAAAGATTATGCAAGAAACAAAAGAATGCAGATGCTGTGGTAGGGAGTTTTTTAAAAGGAAAAGAGACTCTCAAAAACAATGGGAAGAAAGAAATTTTTGCAGTATCAGTTGTAAAAATAAATCCGTAGAGCCAACACCAATTCACATTAGATTTTGGAGTTTTGTTGATAAAAAACGTGATAATGATTGTTGGCTTTGGCTTGGGAGTAAGGATGAGAAAGGTTATGGACGTTTAGCTACACAGCAGGGTAAATCAGGAATTAAGGCGCACCGTTTATCTTATGAACTTAGGAATGGAGCTATTCCTAAAGGAATGTTTGTATGTCATAAATGCGATAACCCTTCCTGCGTAAATCCATCTCATCTTTTTATTGGTACTCAAAAAGACAATATGCAGGATTGTTCTATGAAAAACAGAATTAATCCTAAATCATTTAAAAATTTAATAGCAGGAAAGCGCGGCTATCTAGGTGCTGCAATTGAAAGGAATAAAGTATGAGCTTAAATAAAGTTATCCTAATTGGTAGGCTTGGTCAAGAACCAACTATACGCTATATGCCCAATGGAGAAGCCGTCTGTAATTTCAGCATCGCCACGAGCGAAAGCTGGAACGACCGCAACGGGCAGCGTCAAGAGCGTACAGAATGGCATAACGTTACCATGTATCGCCGCCTTGCTGAAATCGCCGGGCAATACCTGAAGAAAGGCAGCCAAGTTTACCTTGAGGGCAAGATTCAGACCCGCAAATACCAAGGCAAAGACGGCATCGAACGCACGGCATACGACATCATCGCCAACGAAATGAAAATGCTGGGCGGTGGTAACAGTGAGCAACAGGCGCAATCGGCGCAAGGCGAAGCACCGACACCGCCGCGCCGTCAGGCACCAGCAGCACCGGCCGCGCCCGCCGAAGACATCGACGATGACATCCCATTTTAGCCCGAGCCGTTGAGAGGACGGCAAAGCGAGGAAACCATGCAAACAGCAAGTCAAATGATGGCCGCAAAACGTGCGGCAAAGAAAGAATCAGCCGTCAAAAAATACGCCCGCGAAAATATCGGCAACAAACGCGCCGACCGTAACAAGTTGGCAAACATCGCAACAATCCACGCGATGAACAAGATGGCGATGCACAAAGGCGAACCGCAAAGCCTTGACGCGCAACTGACCGAAAACATCAAAAACCTTATGCACTATGAAGCGATGGTTTACGGTTATGACAGGATAAGCGTAACCGTGTTTGAAAAGCTTATCCGCGCAATGCGTGTTGTCGCCTGTATCTACGCCGACAGCGAGTTAAGCAAGACGACCAACCAAGCACAGGCAGCAATCGAGAGCCTACGCGGTAACGATTCAGACGACCTATCGCCAAACCAACGGCGCGAAGTCCTGAAACCATTGTTGAAGCTGATTAAATATTGCGAAGCATACGACGCGGTCGTGCCTGAAAAGACCATCGACAAGGTAGGTCTTTATTGTGCGAGCGTGCAAATCGCCCTATACACCGCCAGTCTGTACGAACGCCCGAAACGCTATATTCAAGCCTTGTTCGACATCATCAACGGCAAATCGATACGCACCATCGCTAAAGACATCGGCGAAAAAGAAAACGTGTTGCGCGAAGAAGTATTAAACGCAGCATGGCATTTTTACCGCATTGCCGAATGCAACAACACAATCGAACCGGCAAACACAATTCCCGAACTTCGCCATGACGATTATAAGACGCTTGGCAGCTTCGACCGATTGTCAGATTTTGTGCGTGTTGCAATGGAAAAAATCCTGATTCCGTTCGAGGAAAACACGGGAATCAGCCTGATTAATTACAACCAATTCCGCAAGGATTTGATTCGGGCAGAAATCATATGAGAAAACTAACATACGGCAGCGTTTGCAGTGGAATTGAAGCGGCATCCGTTGCGTGGGAACCATTGGGTTGGCAGCCTGCATGGTTCGCCGAAATCGAGCCGTTCCCCTGCGCCGTCCTATCCCATCATTGGACGCACGTCCCCAATCACGGCGATATGACGCAGCTGGTCGGGAAAATCCTCAACGGCAGCGTCGAAGCCCCAGATGTTTTGGTTGGCGGCACGCCCTGCCAAGCTTTTTCCGTTGCCGGATTGCGCGGCAGTTTGGACGACGAGCGCGGTAATTTGACCTTAATCTTGATTAGGATATTAGATGCAATTGACTTTATTCGCGCCCGAAACGGGCAACCGCCCTGCATCCTCGTCTGGGAAAACGTGCCGGGCGTACTCAATACTAAAGACAACGCCTTCGGATGCTTTTTGGGCGGATTGGCCGGAGAAGATATGCCGCTTGAACTGGCAGGGCAAAAATGGACGAACGCAGGTTATGTGCTTGGACACAAACGCCGCATCGCGTGGCGCATCCTTGACGCGCAATATTTCGGAGTGGCCCAACGCCGCCGTCGCGTCTTCCTTGTCGCAAGTGCTGGAAGAGAAGACCCCGCAGAAATACTTTTTGAGCGACAGGGCGAAGCAGGGCATCCTGCAGCGGGCGCAGAGGCGGGGCAAAACCCTGCCGCCGATGCTCCTGCAGGCTCTCACTGGGACGATCCAACCAACCCCCACCCAACCTTAAACCAAAGCGGCAGCGGCGGTCTGATGCCAGTGAGGATGCGCGGCTTTGGCGACTACATCCAAGACGACACCGCCAGCACCGTCAAAGCCCGCGACCACAAAGATGCCACCGACCTAATCGTCGTACACGGGCGGCAATACCCCTGCACCTCCGACAAGGCGTTTACATTGGACTGCCAGCACAACGGTAATACCAACGTTGTCTGTATCCACGGCAACACCATAGGCAGGCAGCTTCATAACGGCGGCAACGGCACGGGCGCGATACAGGACGGCACAAGCTACACCCTGACCGCCACTGACCGCCACGCCGTTTCAGACGGCTTACAGGTGCGCCGCCTGACCCCCGTCGAATGTGAACGCCTGCAAGGCTTCCCCGACAACCACACGCAAATACCTTGGCGCGGCAAACCCGCCACCGGCTGCCCGGATAGCCTGCGTTACAAAGCCATCGGCAACAGCATGGCAGTTCCGGTTATGCGCTGGATTGGGGAAAGGATGTGCCGAATATGAAAGACATAATCGCCGCAATCCTGATCGCCGCAGTCGTCATGGCTATCGAGCTATCAGGAATCCCGAAAGGGGCGACGCAGATAAACGAATATCAGAAAGGACAAAGATGAATATCGAAAAAATCATTAATTGGTTCAAGGCAGCAAAGCCAAATCCAACAGAAAAAGATAAGGCAACCCAAATCGGGGCGCATTTTGAAGAAGTTTCCGAAATGATGGCGGCGTTGTCCTGCAACAATATAGAAAGCAGGACATATGAGGTTGCGCAAGAATTTTATGCGTGTGAAGCCATTGATAAAGATATTGATGGCAAAGATGTAGAGTTGCCTGAAAACTGGCAAATTGAGTTACTAGACGCGCTTTGCGATCAGATTGTAACCGCAATCGGCGTGGGCTACATGATGGGCTTTGATATGGTCGGCGCGCTGCAAGAAGTCAATTTGTCAAACTGGAGTAAGTTCGACGAAAACGGCAATCCCATTTTCAACGAGAACGGGAAAATCGTGAAAGGCGAAAATTACTTTAAACCCGACCTTGCGAAGTTTGTACGGGGCGACAATGCGCCGGTGGCTGAATA